GATGAACTTGCAGAATACACAAACGCATTTCAACAGAAGATGCAAATGGGCAGAGAAGTCATAGCAGACAAAGGTATCTGGACTGCAAAGAAAAGATACATTCTGAATGTTTATGATAACGAAGGTGTTCGTTTAGCAAAACCAAAACTTAAAATGATGGGTATCGAAACTGCAAAGTCATCAACACCACAATGGGTTCGTAATAAACTTACTGAAGCATTGAATGTTGTTATGACTCAGACTGAACAAGACTTGTGGGAATTCGTAGAGACAGCACGAAAAGAATTTAGAAATCTACCACCAGAAGAAGTCGCATTCCCTAGAGGTTGCAAAGGTCTGGCTCAATACTCAGACCCTAATTCAATCTATGCGAAAGGGACACCGATTCACGTCAGAGGTTCTCTATTATACAATAATCTTTTGACTTCAAAGAACTTAGACATGAGATATGAAATGATTAAGAACTCAGACAAAGTTCACTTCACATATCTTACATTGCCAAATCCAATCAATGAGAATGTCATTTCATTTACTACAAGTTTACCGAGAGAATTTGATTTACATAGATTCATAGATTATGATATGCAGTTTGATAAATCATTTACAGAACCATTAAAGAACATTGTGAACCTTATTAATTGGAATGTAGAACCAGTAGCAAGTTTAGACTCCTTCTTTAGTTAAAAATACACTAAATACTATTGGAGTTAGATTCTTATGGCGAATTTCTATATGAGGATAATTGCTTAGGCGATTCTTATATAAAAACTTGTACCATTAGGTTTAATAAAATTAATCCATAATGGAGTAAACAATGAAAATAGCATACTTAGCTATTTTTGCGATTATGTTACTTCCTTCTTGTGCCTCAGTCGGTGCAGTAATTGAAGGTGGTAAAGAGTTTACAACTGGTGTTGTTGATGGAGCAGTTCAAGGAACTCAAACATTAGTAAATGCAGTTGCAGACGATGTAGTCTCAGTTGGAACTTTAGCAGCTAATACTGCAACAGGTGTCGTTGACACTGTGGCAAATGAAGTTGATAGACAGACCGATGAACTACAAGAGGAAAAAGAACTCGAAAAAAAGTAGAGGAGGTCATCCCGACAGTTGTATTACTGGAGGCCATGATGCTCTACTGTTCAGAGTTTCCGCAAAAATGTAGAACTAGAAGAGGGGACTAACTAGTCCCTTCTTTTTTTTAATAAATAAAACTATGTACGAATATAATATTAAAGTGGTAAAAGTTGTTGATGGTGATACAGTAGATGTTGATATCGATTTAGGATTTGGAATGACCTACAAAAAGCAAAGGGTCAGAATGATGGGAATCGATACACCAGAATCCAGAACAAGAGACTTAGTAGAAAAGAAATTTGGTAAAGCATCAAAAGCTCATCTAAAGAAACTTTTAAGTGGTGCTGAGAGATTATCTTTAATGTCTCACGACAAAGGAAAGTTTGGTAGAATTCTTGGTGAAATATTCGCTCACTATGCCGAAGGACATCCAGTTTACGAAACAGAAATATCAATCAATCAGCAAATGATTGATGACCATCATGCAGTCGATTACGGTGGTGGTAACAAAGAAGAGATAACAGAACAACATTTAAAGAATAGAAATGTTTTAGTTGCAAACGGAACGGTAGAACTATGACAATAACTACACTAGATTGTTTCTATATTATAATGTTTGTTATTGTTTTCGGTTTCATAATTCATATAGAAACCAATATCAAAATCTTGTTAGAAATGATGAAAGAACATGTCAAGTGTGATTCAATACAAGATTTAACAAAAGAAGAATAAAAACCCTCTTGAATAATTTCTAGTTCGGTAGTATACTGGAATAGATAAATTATGAAACGAGGTGCTTATGAAATTTATAGATGATTTAGTAAAAGCAACAGGCAACGAATATGCAAATGTTGTTGCAGATGGTGTTGCCGCAGGTGATGTAGATGCCTTTGTTGATACAGGTTCCTACATCTTCAATGCTTTATTAAGTGGTTCACTACATGGTGGACTACCTTCAAACAAGATTACAGCAATCGCAGGTGAATCTGCAACTGGTAAAACATTCTTTGCATTAGGAATGGTCAAACAGTTCTTAGAAGATAATCCTGAGGCGGCAGTAATGTATTTCGAATCTGAATCTGCAATCACAAGAGATATGATTGAAGAAAGAGGAATCGATTCAAGTAGAATTGTTATCGTGCCTGTAGTAACAGTTCAAGAATTCAGAAATCAGGCAATCAATATTCTTGATAGATATCTTGAAACACCAGAGAAAGATAGACCTAAAATGATGTTTGTCTTAGATTCACTTGGTATGTTATCAACTACAAAAGAAATCGAAGATACAGCAGAAGGTAAAGAAACTAAAGATATGACTCGTGCCCAAATCACAAAAGGTGCATTCAGAGTTCTTACTCTTAAGTTAGGTCGTGCTGGTGTGCCAATGATAGTAACGAATCATACCTATGATGTGATTGGTTCAATGTTCCCTCAAAAAGAAATGGGTGGTGGGTCAGGTCTTAAATATGCCGCATCATCAATTATCTATTTGTCAAAGAAAAAAGAAAAAGAGGGTACAGAAATTATTGGAAATATAATACACTGTAAGAATGCAAAAAGTAGATTGACTGTAGAGAACAGAATCGTAGATGTCAGATTGACATACGATAAAGGTCTAGACAGATATTATGGTTTACTTGACCTTGCATTAGCAAGTGGTGTCTTTAAGAAGGCATCAACGAGAGTTGAATTACCGAATGGCAAAACAGAGTTCGGTAAAACAATCAATAACAATCCAGAAAAATACTTCACACCAGAAGTTATGGAAAGATTAGAAACAGTTGTACAGGATTATTTTAAATATGGAAACAAGAATAGAACAGACGATACTGAAGAATCTGATTCAGAATGAAGAATTCACACGAAAGGTAATACCCTTTCTTAAAGAAGAATACTTTACAGACCAAACAGATAAATTAGTATTTAATCTTACAAAAGATTATTTCGACAATTACACCAAGAGTCCAACAGTTGAAGCACTTCTTATCAACCTTGATAAAGTGACTACTGTTAGTGATAACATAGTTGCTTCATCAAAGAAACTGTTGGACTCGTTTTCATTATCAGATGATACACCACAAGAATGGTTAGTAGATGAAACAGAACAATGGTGTAAAGACAGAGCAATCTATATTGCAGTCATGGATTCTATTGAAGTCATTGATAAGAAGTCACAAAGGTCTACTGGTGAAATACCAGAACTTCTCAAAGATGCATTGTCAGTATCTTTTGATACTCACATCGGTCATGATGTTATTGAAGATGCAGATGAGAGATTTGAATTCTACAATACAGAAGAAGAAAAGATACCATTTGATTTAGAATACTTCAACAAGATTACGAAAGGTGGTCTTCCTAACAAGACACTCAACATTCTACTTGCAGGTACAGGTGTTGGTAAATCTATGTTCATGTGCCATCATGCATCATCTTGTTTACTCATGGGTAAGAATGTATTATATCTTACACTTGAAATGTCAGAAGAAAAGATTGCAGAGAGAATCGATGCGAATACTCTGAACATTCCAATCAAAGATATACCTAATCTATCTAAGAAACAATTTTCAACGAAGATTGAAAGACTGAAAAACAAAACAAGTGGTAAATTAATCGTCAAAGAATACCCAACTGCATCAGCTCATGTTGGTCACTTTAGACATTTATTACAAGAACTTGATATCAAAAAAGATTTCAGACCAGATATGATTTTTATTGATTACCTAAATATTTGTGCAAGTCATAGAGTACGACCTGGTTCTGGTGCAAACTCTTATACACTTGTTAAGAGTATTGCTGAAGAACTTCGTGGTCTTGCAGTTGAGTTTGATGTGCCTATTGTTAGTGCAACACAAACTACAAGAAGTGGTTATGGTTCTACAGACATTGGTCTTGAAGATACTTCAGAATCATTTGGTCTACCAGCAACAGCAGACTTAATGTTTGCATTGATTACAAGTGAAGAACTTGAAGAACTTGACCAGATGGTCGTAAAACAATTGAAGAACAGATATAATGACCCTACAATCTTCAAACGATTTGTTATCGGTGTCGACAGAAGCAGAATGAAATTCTATGATGTTGAACAAGATGCACAAGAAGAACTCATCGACAGTAGTGACAATACTGATACACCTATCTTTGATAAAGGTCAGCATTCTAAATTTAGTGATTTTAAGGTATAATTATGGTAAAAGAATCAGCACAATATGATAACTACCTAGATAAAGAAGGTAGAATCAAAGACGAATACAAAGCAACACTGGACAAATTTACAGAAGACGGTGAAGAGTTTGCTTCAGTTCTGCCTGAGATACCTAAATCAGATGCTGAACTAGAAGGTAATTACAAACATTTAATTGTCCATATACAAGACTTGGATTCATTCAAAGACCTTTGTGAGAAACTAGGTCAGTATATTGATACAAAACAAACATCAACTTACTTTCCACTCGCAGACCCTAACACAAACTTCTTCGGTGATACTTACGAGCAACCTATTACAATCGCAGACACATCACGAATGGTTGCCAAACCAAAAAGACAACCACAACCAAGAACTGATTTGTCGAGAGAGAATAGATACAGTCTTCATTGGCAAAATATGCCATCGTTCAATCAACCTCAGATAGAATCTTACAGGTCAATTACAATCAAGTTAAGAACTGAAGAGGCATACAAAGAACTACAGAATAGACTTGGTGAATCATACAATGATAAAACAAA